TACAACGAGTGGGAGCCCGATGGGATGCTCATCGAAAAGAAGGCTACCGGCGCTCCACTTATCTACGAACTCCGCTCGATGGGTATTCCAGTACAGGAATACACGCCGTCAAAAGGCCAAGACAAGATCGCCCGTTTGAACTCCGTCAGCGACATAATCGCCTCGGGAAAGGTATGGGTACCGCGTACGCGCTGGGCCGAGGAGTTGGTTGACGAGATTGCTGCGTTCCCTTCTGGAGAGAACGACGACTTGGTTGACGCGACCACATTGGCCCTGATGCGCTTCAGACAAGGCGGGTTCCTTCGACTGCCTTCAGATCAGCCGGACGAGCCCAAGTTTTTCCGCCGCCGTGGCGGTGGGTTTTATTAAGGATGCATCATGGCTACTAATATCGACAGCGTTCTGTCTCAGATTGACCCGACGCTTCTTACTGACGAGCCTGCAATCGAGATTGAAATCGAGAATCCCGAGAGCCTGACTATTGGCATGGGCGGGGTGGAGATTGAACTGACTCCGGAAACAGATACCTCCGGAGCCGACGACTTCGACGCAAACCTCGCTGAGTTCCTTGACGAGAACGAGTTGCAGTCCCTTGCCTCTGACCTGATGGGTGACGTGGAGGGCGACATCGCCAGTCGCAAGGACTGGGTCGATACGTTCGTCAAGGGCCTTGAGGTCTTGGGCATGAAGTATGAGGAGCGCACCGAGCCGTGGAACGGCGCGTGTGGCGTGTATTCCACTATCTTGACCGAAGCGGCTGTGCGCTTCCAGTCGGACACCATCATCGAGACGTTCCCCGCTGCGGGTCCGGTCAAGACCGAGATCGTTGGTGCCATCACCAAGCTCAAGGAAGAAGCTGCCGAACGTGTCCGCGACGACATGAACTACCAGCTTACCGAGGTGATGCCTGAGTATCGCCCGGAGCACGAGCGCATGCTGTACTCGCTGGGCCTTGCAGGCGCTGCGTTCAAGAAGGTCTACTTCGACCCCGGCTTGGGGCGGCAGGTGGCGATGTTCGTCCCCGCCGAAGAGATCATCATGCCGTACGGGGCGTCGAGCATCCTCAACGCTGAGCGCGTGACGCACATCATGCGCAAGACCAAGAACGACCTGAGGAAGTTGCAGGTTGAAGGGTTCTACCGCGACATCGACTTGGGCGACCCCATCAACATCCATACGGATGTGGAGAAGAAGAAAGCCGAGGAGCAGGGCTACAGCCTGACCGACGACGACCGCTACCAAATCTACGAGATCAACGTAGATCGGGTCATTGACAGCGACCCTCTCAAGGATGACGATGGCATCGCACTGCCGTACATCATCACTATCGAGAAGGGGACCAACAATGTCCTTGCGATCCGCCGCAACTGGAACCCTGACGACGAGAAGAAGCTCAAGCGCCAGCACTTCGTACAGTACACGTACATCCCCGGATTTGGCGCTTATGGTATGGGTCTTATCCACATTATTGGTGGATACGCTCGTGCTGGCACTTCTATCATCCGGCAGTTGGTTGATGCCGGTACTCTCAGTAATCTTCCCGGTGGCCTGAAGGCTCGCGGCCTTCGCATCAAGGGTGACGACACCCCGATTGCTCCGGGTGAGTTCCGCGACGTAGACGTGCCCAGCGGGGCAGTGCGTGACAACATCATGCCGCTGCCGTACAAGGAGCCGAGCCAGACGCTGCTGGCGCTGCTGAACCAGATCACGGAAGAGGGTCGCCGACTGGGTTCGATCTCCGAGATGAAAGTCTCGGACATGTCTGCTCAAGCACCTGTAGGCACGACGCTGGCTCTTTTGGAGCGACAGTTGAAGCTGATGAGTGCAGTGCAGGCTCGCGTGCACTACGCCATGAAGCAGGAGTTCAAGCTCCTCAAGGGCATCATCCGCGACTACACGCCGACCGACTACGACTACGAGCCGGTTGAGGGCTCGCGCAAGGCCAAGCAGGGTGACTACGACATGGTGGAGGTCATCCCCGTGTCGGACCCCAACAGCAGCACGATGGCCCAGCGGATCATGCAGTACCAAGCTGCGATCCAGTTGGCTCAGGGCGCTCCGCAGATCTACGACCTGCCGCAGTTGCACCGTCAGATGCTTGAGGTGTTGGGCATCAAGAACGCCGACAAGCTCGTGCCTATTGATGACGACATGACGCCCAAAGACCCGGTGTCGGAGAACATGGCGTTCCTCAACGGCAAGCCGACAAAGGCGTTCCTGTACCAAGATCACAACGCGCACATCGCTGCGCACATGATGTTTATCCAGAACCCCAGCATCGCGCAGATGGTTGGGCAGTCGCCGATGGCTCAGCAGATGCAGGCCGCAGTCATGGCGCACATCAACGAGCACCTTGC